TTTCTTTTGACTTATCTCTACGAATATAATAAAAACAATAGCTCATAATCTGGATTTTAGGGTTACTAATTCGCTACATTTAGAATAATCTTCTAATTTTTCATAGTGCTTAATAGCTTTATTTAAGAACGTTTTGTAATGTTCTTTTTTAATTGCTACTGTTACATTATAATTTTGTATACTAAAGATTACACATTCACTTTTATTTTTGCGAATCGCTTGCTTGACAGCCGCTATCGCGTTCTTGAACATGAATGTAATAAATTCTTCTTGCTCAGCCAACTCTAATAGCTCAGCTGCGTCCTCATACTTAATTTCTAAATCAAGCGGGAACTCAAGCTTAAATTTCTGTTCCATGAAGATAAATATTTAAATAACTTCGTATTCTATTTCAATTCCTTCAAAACCCCAATTATCTGAATTTTCTGAGGTTGTAAAATATTCTACCCATTTCCAAACATCATTATAGACTTGTTTTGAAGGTGATGAACCATCATTACCCATACCTTTATGAGACAAGTGATATAATGGGAGGTCATAAATTGGAGTTAAATTATAACCATTTAGTACGGCTTTTTTCTGGATGTTGGTATCAGCAAAACAAGCATATAGCATATTTTCTTCAAATCCCTTAATACCATTCCATACCTCCTTAGATGCTAATTGGAAATCACCACAACAATTAAAAATACTATCATTAGGTGACACTTTAGCAGGGAAATATCTGGGTTCAGATGTAACATCTAATTGTTCTCTAAATTCTCTCCATTTATCAAATCCTAATTGCTCTAAATCATCCATTTGTGCTTCACGTCTGGAAATAGTATAAAATGTGTTTTTATCAGCTTTAGATAAGAAATCATTTAATATTTCTTTTTTAGGAGCTATAATATCAATAGTAGTAGCTACAATCCAATCAGCATCACATCTACGAAGCATAATATTAGTAGACAAAGTTGCTAAACATGCCTGAGCATCTGGGTTTTGATTAGTTAGTTCAAAAGCAGCATCTGGGGGGATAACAATATGTTTAAGTCTACCGGTTTTAGGTATTTTTTCTTCTATATCCCAAAGTATTGGGTTATTTCCATCAGGTGTATTCCAATCTAAAAACCATACTTCATCAAATGTCTCTAACATTGATTCTAAACAAACAGCTATTCTATCATCTTCTTTATAGCCGTCATTTCGTCCGTAAAGTAAAGCTGCTGTTTTCATATTGTTGATACTCCTGATTTTTGAACTACAATGGTAGTACACTCTTGAGCAAATTCAATTGCTTTATCTATATCTTGTGAACGAGCATATTCTACTACTAAGCCTGAGAGGAATGTATCACCTGCTCCAGAAACGTCTTTTACGGGGACATCTACTGTAGGGTAGTTTTTACCCTGATAGTCACAGCCGTATTTACCTCTGGTTACTATAGTTTTGTTTTGAAGTGTATTATCATTAAGTAATACATCTATATTACGCTCATATTCGTGGTAATTAATTTTAATAAAATCAACATTATGAGCCCAACTGCCTAATATTTTTTTAGTATCTAAAAATATAGGAGTAGTAGAGTTTTGAGTGATAAATTCAATATCATCTTCACTTAAAAATCCTTTACAATAATCTGAGATTACAATAACATCATACTTATCTTCTGGGAAGAAAGAAGCATCTATTGGTTCACAATTATCATTCTCATCTACTCTTAAAAGTAAATGATTATACTTAGAACAAACATATCTTACTTTACGAATATCAGTTTTATTAGTAATAAAATCTACCTCAGCACCTAATGCTTTTAGATTAGCAACTACATTACCTGCCATTCCAGGATTGGATGTTTCTCTTTCAGGTACAATAATTGGAACAGGTGCTTCTGGGGCTATTCTTTCGACTCGGCCATATTTAAAAACATCTGTACAACTATCTCCTATAACTAATATTTTCATCGTCTTAAAAACTTACGTCCTGAATTTACTCTATCTCTCCAGTATTGAAGTAAATCATTCATCGTTTGTTCAAATGTATATTCGGGTTTCCAACCAGTATGGTTTTGGAATTTGGTAGTATCTGGTACCTGTAAGTCAGCATCAATTGGTCTTAGACGCTCTGGGTCTGTTACAATTTCAATGTTATCTACTGTTGATTGGCTAATTAAATAATTAAGCATATCAGCAATTTTACAAGTATAAGTACCACCAATATTATAATACTCTCCTACTTGAGGGTTATTAGTTACTAACATATAGTAAGCTTTAACAGCATCTCTCACATCAGCATATGTTCTAAGTGATTCTAAATTACCTACATAAATTTTAGGTTCTTGTAAACCAGCTTCGATCATAGCAATTTGCTTAGCAAATGTTGATTCTGAGAATACATCACCACGTCTCGGACCAGTATGAGTAAACATACGAGTAGTCATAATAGTCATATTATAGGCTTCAGCATAATAACGACCTACTAAATCAGTTCCAACCTTAGATATAGCATAAGGTGAAGCTGGGTGGAATGAGCATTCTTCATTAATTGGGAGTTTATCAGCTGATACTCTACCAAATACCTCACTTGATGCACATACGTGCGTTATAGCGTTTTTATATGGTGATTTACGCAATGCTTCTAATAAATTAGCAGTACCCAATATATTAGTTTGGAGCGTTTCAATAGGCGCATCAAAACTGGTTTGTGGGTAAGATTGTGCTGCTAAATGGAATACATAATTAGGTTTAGCCTTATCTACAGCTGTAATTAATGATGCTAAATCATTCAAATCACCATAAATAATTTCAATACGATCTTTTTTATTAATTTCGTTCGCTAAATGTTCAATATTATCTAATGAATCATTCCAGCGAGCTAAACCGTAAATTTTCCAATCTGTATTAGCTAACAGGAAGTCGGTTAAGTGTGAACCGACCATACCTGTTATACCCGTAATAAATGCTGTGGTCATATTAGAGTTTGTTAGCAATATACCATTCAACTGTTTCTTTAATACCCTCTTCAAATGTGTATGAAGGTTCAAATCCTAATTCAGTATGAATACGTTCTGTACTTGCCATACGGAATGGAATAGTTGTTGGTTTAGTTTCATCGTAACATACTTCAGGGGTTTTACCTGTTGCTTTTAGAATAGCATCTACAATACCACCTACGGTAATAGCTGTGCCCGAACCTACGTTATATGGACGCATCGATTCACCTTTTTCAAGGATAAGCAAAGACGCTTTAACTACATCTTTAACATATAAGAAATCTCTAACTACATCAGGTGAACCCCAAACAATAAATGGATCTTCATTATCTAATACTCGCTTAATTAAAGCTGGGACAACGTGGCATGTTTTAGGATTGAAGTTATCATTAGGACCATAGATAGCGGTTCCACGAGCTAAAGCAATTTCCATTCCTGAGAATTTAGAAACGTGCTCCATAAGTTTTTCCCTGTAACGACGCATCCAACCATAACCAAAGTATGCTTTATATGGTTCTTCATCCCAAAATTCATCTTCAGTAATTGGATAACGACGATCAGGATAACCTGTAGAACTATTTAAATCTAAAAAGCGCTTTACTCCATTACGTTGTGATGCATCCAAAACATTACCCAATACCATAATATTCTGCATTGAAATTTGAATATCAGTTGGTACTGTTGATGGGTGAGCAATTTTACCACCTGAATGGATTACATAATCGGCTCCTTCAGTTAGACGAAGGCAATCATCCAAATTAGTTAGATCAATGTCTGGGAATACTTCAAGTCTTTCATCTTGTGCCTGAAGTGGGCTTTCATGTGTATGGGTTCTAACGATAGCTCCTCTATCTAATAAAGCTTGTAGATAGTGGGTTCCTATAAAACCACTACCACCGGTTACTACTACTTTTTTATCTTTGAAAAAATCACTCATAATATTGTTTTAAATTTTCTAACGATGATTTGTTATATTTGTCGTTTAATGTATAAATGTATCTTGAAAATGGCACGTTTAAAGTTTCATAAGTATAATCTCCTAATTCTGTAGTAGATTTAAAATGATCTTTAACTTCAGCTAATCTAATTGTACTATTAGATGTAAAGTCGATTATTCCAGAATAGTTAAGATAATCTTTACTTTGAATAAATTCAAGAATATCTTCCATTAGAATATAATTAAATGTAGAATCTCCAGATAAACTTAATTTATCTATATTATCTCTTAATTTAGTTACATGGTTAGGCTTCATAGTAGGGCCTAACATCATAGAACATCTTAAAATAAGAGCATTTTTATTCCTTTCTACAATTGATTCAGCAAATTTTTTAAATAAACCATACATTGTAGGGTTTAATTGGTAAACATCTACTGTAGAGATATAAACAAACTTTTTAGGGTGAAGATTAAGAAGATCTTGAGTTAGAAAAATATTATCTTGTAGATATTGATAGTAATCTTTAATATGGGGTTGTTCTTTATTAAAAGCACAATGAATTACAGTATCAAACTCTTCTCTTTTAACTAAATTAATTTCACCTCTCCCAAAGCCAAGGGAATTAGGTAAATTATCATTAAGATATTTACCCAATCCACTTTTATTACCTGAGATAAGATACTGTGACATTAGTGGTCTACAAATGCGTTGTAACGTTTATCTAAGATTTCTTTGTTGTTTAGGAACCATTCAGTAGTCTTACGAATGCCTTCATCTAATGAAACTGAAATATCGAATCCATAAGATTTAGCTCGAGTCATATCAAACAAACGAATAGCATCTCCACCTGGTTTATCAGTTAACCATTTTACTTCAAGATCTTTACCTGAATGTTTAACTACCATATCAACTACTTCTTTAATTGAATAACCTTGGCCTGAGCCTAAGTTAATAGGTTGGGTAATTTGATTTTCAACAGCAAACAACATTCCTAATGCTACGTCATCAGCGTGAATAAAGTCACGGATTGTTGAACCATCACCCCACACTTCAAGCACATCATTTTCTTGTGCTTTACGAATAAGTGAAGGAACTACCATTGCGTTTGCAGGGTTAAAGTTATCATAATCACCATACACGTTAGCAGGACGAACAATTGATACATTATTCAAACCATATTGAATAGCATATGCTTCAGCTTGCAATTCACCCATACGCTTAGCCCAACCAGCAAAACGATCATTTGGAGATGGAACTGTAGACCAAACGCTATCTTCTACAAATACTTCAGCAGGAGCGTAAACACCAACTGAGCTTGTATACAAATACCATTTTACATTTGCTCTACGAGCTGCTTCCATCATATTAGTATTAAATTGAAGCATTGGAACCATAAAATCAGCAGGTTGCTCAGCACACATTTTAGGTGAGCCTTTAACTCCTACTAAGTTAAAAACATAATCCATTCCTGAACAAATGTTTTCACATTGGTCAAAGTAACGCAAATCAGCTTTAACATATCCTACACCTTCAGGTAAATCTGAGGGTACTGTAAGATCAGCAATGGTTACTTTAGCACCTTTTTCTAATAGAAATCTTACTAATGAACGGCCAATCATACCACCGCCACCAGTTACTAAAACTTTTTGATTATTGAACATTATTTAATTTATTACAAAGATTAATAATTTGGTCTTTAGTTAATTCAGGATGGTTACCAACATAAAGAGCATTGTCGTGGATATAATCAGCTTGAGCTAATGTTCCACTAATACGGTGTGGGAATTTTTTTAAGTAAGGTTGACGAGCTTGGTTACCACCACCAGCTGTGCCTAAACGATATTCTACACCTTCAGCTTCTAAAACAGCACAAACATCTTTAAGTTTGTCTCGTGTAGCACCTTGCATAATCAAAGGTAAAGCAAAATTACTATTACCTTGAACACTAAACCCAGTGATAAAGATAGATGGATTAAGATTAGATAACCATGTATCTAAATTATCTTGTCTACATTTAATATTGTAATCTAAGCGCTTCATTTGTTCAATACCCAAAACAGCATTCAATTCTGTTGAACGCATGTTAAACCCAGCTACAGCGAAAGTAAACAATGGATTCAAATCAGGGCACATTAATTGATAATCACGTTGTAATTCCTGAGATGCTTCACGTGTCATTCCATGTGAACGGAATAGTTTAGCTAAATCATAAAGTTTATCATCGTTAACACAAACTGTTCCACCTTCAATAGTAGTGATGTGGTGACCGAAGTAAAATGAGAACAATGAAATATCACCAAATGAACCTACACGTTTGCCTTTATAAGTAGCACCGTGTGCTTCACAGCAATCTTCAATTAAGATTAAATCGTGTTTTTTAGCTAATTCAATAATTTCTTCATTGATTGCTGGGAACCCAAGTGTGTGAACTAATACAATAGCTTTGGTCTTAGATGTAATAGCATTTTTGATATTCTCAGCTGTAATGTTAAAATCATTAAGTGAAACATCAACAAATACAGGAGTCATACCCAATTGGGCTACAGATGAAACATCACTAACCCAACCAATAGGAGGGACGATTACTTCACCTTCACCCTTTAACTCTTTAACCATAGCAATTGAAATAAAGTTTGCTGAGGCACCTGAGTTAACCATTACTGAATGTTTAACACCTAACCATTCGGACCAAATTTTTTCAAATTCTTTAACTTTAGGTCCATTTGTAAAACGCTCTCCATTTAAACAAAAATCTGCTAAGATTTCTCTATCACCTTGAGTGATATTGTCATTAATAAGAGGCCAAGTAAAATTATTTGCTGCCATAAAACTCGCTATGTTCAATAATTAAAGTTGATTTATCACTATTGTATGCTTTTTCAAATGCTGGGAAGATTTCTTCTGGTTCCATTAGTTCAACAACTTCTACCTCAGTAAGCATTTTACGCATTGCTTCAGTGTGGTTTTGAGTGTGTTGTGGTCCAGCACTAAATGGAACTTTAGAACCTACTGCTACACGAATAATAACTTTAGGTTTCATATCACCTTGAGACATATCCTGCATCTTATCCAAGTGGTTAACCAATTGATTAAGTGACAAAATAAAGAAATCAAAACGTGGATAACAAGTAATCGGAACCCATCCGGTTAAAGCCATACCAGTAGCCATTCCTAATTGTGTTTCTTCAAATACAGGTAATTCAACTCGTTTATCTTGTGGAACATTAACCATTGTATTGGAAATGGCGTGTCCGCTCATTCCAATAGCTTGACCTGTAAATACGGTATCTGGCTTTGAAGCAAGCCATTCCATTGCTCTGTCTAATTCGTTTTTGTAACCCATAGTTTAGAAATTAACCCATTTGCCTGTTCCGTGGTGAGGGTAGGACATTTTATATTGATAATAAATTACGTTCTCAGGAACATCCATACGCTTACCCCAAGCTAAATCTGTAGGGGTGTGAACACTCAAGTTGTTGTCTTCAACTACAAACTGAAGTGGGAGGTTCATATTTTGAGAATATTTGTATGCTTCGTGGAATACACCTGTTTCCATAGTCATATCACCAACAAAACACCAAACTCGACGTGGTGAATTTGAACGCTTCAAACCCGCAGCAATACCTAAAGAGATAGGAATAATACCACCTACAATAGATGAAGCATAAAAATTAGGCTTAATGTTATTAGTGCCCATACTTCTACCTTCACTAATCCAACTAAATAGTTTTTCAGGATTTACTCCGTGTAGTAAAGCGTGGTAGTGGTTTCTCCAAGCTGAAAGAACCCAGTCATCTGGGTGAATGTATTGGAACAATTCAATAAGTTGTTCTTCGTTGTTTTTAGATAAGTGGACTGGGCCTTTTATCTGTGCATTTTCGTATGCATCCTTTACTCGATCTTCGAATGCAATAAGTTCTTCAGGCGTAATGTTTACGTTGCGAACTTTAGTGTAGTGTCGTGGTATGTTCATAACATTAATATAATAAAAAATTCGTTAACTGTCACGTTTAGATAAAAGTGGATTAGAAATAGGCCAATGAATTCCTATACGAGGATCATTCCATTTCAATGTGAATTGATCTTGAACATCAGGATAAGCTCCTGGGTAAGCCCATTTGTAAAAGAATGTTGCTTCATCACTTAAAACAAAGTGCCCATTAGCAAACATAGGTGGAACTAAAACTGATTTTCTGTTTTTAGATGATAAAACAATTGAATCCCACTTTAAATAATTTTCGGATTCAGGTCTATTATCAACTACAACTAATAATACTTCACCTGCTAAACAAGAAATATGTTTCCACGATTTAGAATCACCGTGTAATCCTCTTAACACGTGTTTGCGTGAGATAGATACTTTGTCGTGATTAAAAACTAATTCGTGATCATCTTGTTTAAATAAGGTGTATAGTTCACCTCTAAAATCTTCAAATGATTCTGGTTGGTATATTTTTACTTCTGGGAATATCATAACTCTGTTATTGGGTTTAAAACATCAATATTTAAATAACTTTGTAATTTTCTAATATCATTTTTAAAAACTTGAGATGTTCTATGAAAATCTCTGTTTGTTAGGTTTATAGATTTTTGGTTATCTTTTTCTTTAGATAAAGTATCTGTTAAATCTAAATCTTGCCATGTTTCAATTTCATTAATATACTCATTAATTCCTAAAACTTGACCTAACCATTTAATATACGTATCAGTTTGAGCATGAGGAGAATAATGTCCTAAAATATCTATTATATTTCTTGGTATAATTGGGAAAGATTCTTTATAACCATTATTCCAAGGATAATAAAATCTAAAATCTTTTAATTTGTTATCTAAAATATTATTCCAATTAAGAGTAAGAAATTCAGCATCATCATTGAAAAACATAAAATATTTTCCTCGAGCTAAATTTCCACAATCTTTTTGAAATTCATTTATAGAACTGTATCCATTTTTTCTTGACGAAATTATATATTTTATATTTTCAAAATTGCTTTGTTGTGATTTAATATAATCTAAAGTTTCTAAGTCATCAAAATCAACCTTAATTATTACTTCAAAATTTAAGTTATTTTTATCGTAAGTATTAAATATAGAATTAATAGCTATTTTAAAACGATTAATTCTATTTCGAGTTGGTAAAAATATACTTACTAAAGGATTCATATATTATTTAGTTCGAAAAAACTATCAAAAAATTGGCTAATATTATTTTCAAAAGTATCATTTAAAGCTAACTCATAATTGTATTCAATATAAGGAAGCATTTCGCTATACTTTTCTGGGGTAAGATTATTAATAATGTTTAATAGTTCTTCTTTAGTATTAAATCTAATAATACCCCTCTCATCATAACCAAATTCACTAATATTAGGACACCCCCAATAAATTGGAATAGTTTTAGTTACAAATGCGTCTCCAATTTTGTTATACCAATTATCATATTTAACATTTTCAATTACAACAGTAAACATTGAATCATCAAATAAAACTCTTCTACCATAACTAATAGGATCTACACCTTCGGGAATATGAGATAAGTCTTTAGAGTATTCTGTATAACCTGGGCGTGTATCAGTTTCAAGATCATAATCTTCTAAGACATAAAACCATTTTTTAGGTATAATAATCTCAGATTCTAAAGAATGAACATCATGTCTTAATTTATGACCCTCAACTAAGGTTTTAGTACCACATAAGAAAGAAACATTAAATTCTTTATGATTTAATGAATTAATATAATCATTATCTAAAGTTTGACCTGTATAAGTAAAATTTACAGCATTAGGTAATTTACTTAACAAATTATCATTCCAAGTTAATATAGCAGTATATTCAGAATGAATTTGAGCAGCATAACTATGTAATCCAAAAAACTCATTAGGTTCATGTAAGAACAAAAAATTATAAGGATTAATTTTTAATTGCTCCTCAGATTCAGGAAATTTATCATACCAAAAAGTGATTGGTTTGTCTCCGTATTTTTCTTTAATATAAAGTAAATAAGGGTCAGTATTAATATCCCTAAAATTAGCAAATATTTCCATTACCAACTAATTTCCCAATCTTTAAACTCAGCTGCTAAACAATCAATTTTATAATCTTTTCTACCGCCTACAACCTCTTGAATTCTATTTTTAGCTGTATTACGAATGCCATTCAAACCATGTGTTAATTCAAGATTATTTCCGTCTTTAATACCTTTACGATAGTTAGATTCATTATGCCATATATGAAGATTCATTTGGGATAAAACAACTATAGCACGAATAGTTTCAGCTGTAATTTCGGATTTATTTTCTTCAATATGAGCTTGAATGTCATGAACAATATCAGCAATTTCTTTAGCATATTCATCTTTATGTTCGGGGATAAATACTTCTTTAAGTTGAACAATTGATAAGCGATCTACTAATTCGCTAAGAGTTGGGAGGTATTTTCTATTCATAATAATTATTTTGTTCTAAATTTTTAATTGCTTTTTGAAGATAATGAGAAAGATTTGCTTCGAAAATTTTTCTTTGATCTACAGCGTTCTTTTTTATTGAGAAGTATTTTTTATGATAATTAATATATCCTTTTTCTCTTAATGGACCAATTGGGTATTCAAATGCTGTTTGTCCTCTCATAATATATTGCTGAAAGTCAATATTTTTATGAGTAAGATATTCAGCTATATTCATAGCATAAAAATCCCAACCCCCATAACCAATCCATTCTTCAGGGACTGGGGCTATTTTTTCATAAAAGTCTTTACTGTAGACATCAAACCACCAAGCAAATTTAGGTTTATTTACAGGTTGTAATGTAACCACCTCTGATGAGGTTTTTAAATTGTGTCTAATTTCAAATATGTCTCCTTTACTCCATTGATCGTAAGGAACATCAAGATATTGTTTATTAGTAATTTCATCCCAGGTCCAATCCCACATTTTATAGATTTCAGGGATTAAAACAAAATGTTTGTTAGGAATTACTTTAACTGATTCTACTACCAAAGAAAGTAAATGTTCACTAAAGTAAATATCAGGACATAAACCAATATAATAATCTACTTCAGGTTCATAAGCTGCTCTTTGTACATCAAAAAATCCATAGTTTTCTTTACCTTCGTATATGATAGGATTAACTTCATATCTGTCAAGTAGTACTAATAAATTATTAAATTTATCTATAAAGAATTGTTTGGGCATTTTAGTATTATCCCAATCAATAAGATAATCTGAAAGATTTAAAGCAGCATCAATTTTAATAGTTACATCATCTGGGAGATAAAATGATGATTTTTTTAATTGGGTAAATGATAATAGGGCATAATCAATTTCCCAAGGCATTATATGATATGAGATTTTAAAAACCATTATTTCTTCCAGAATGAATAAATACCTTTTTCTAATTCATAATTTTCCCAAACAAAACGATCTCGTTTAGGTTGTTGTTGAGCCCATTCCCACATTTTAACTAACCCTTCTTTTAGATCAGTTTTATGTTCAAAACCTAAAATATCAATAGATTTTTGATAAGTTGGGATTGCTGTATGGACTTCATGTCTACCTTCTAAGTATACTTTTTCAGCTCCACCTACAACTTCAGCTAAAATATCCGCAGCTTCATTAATTGAATATTCATGAATTCCTCCTAAATTAATAATTTGTTTAGAAGCTTCAGGGCAAACAGCAGCATTCCAAAGAGGTTCTAAAGAATCATCAATGTAACTAAATGCTCGGGTTTGGGTACCATCACCAAAAATAGTAATAGGCTTACCTTCCATATGATAATACATCCAGATACCTAAAACATTTCTATACTTGTCCCAAATATTTTGTTTAGCTCCAAATACATTATGAGGTCTAATAATACAATAATCTAAACCATGTTGTTCGTTTGCTACCTCAATATCACGTTCGCAAGCTGCTTTAGCAATACCATATGGATCAATTGGATTACGAGCCATATCTTCATGAAAAATACCACCTTCACCATGTCCATAAACAGCCATTGTAGAAGTAAATACTAAACGTTTTACATCATGTTTAATACACTGATTAACGATACGAGTAGTAGCAACTAAGTTATTTTCATAATTGTATTGGCGGATGAATGGGGATAGTCCCTCAGCAGCATAAGCAGCAAAATGAAATACATAATCAGGTTTGTGTACTTCAAAACAATTTTCAATTGGATGATTAACTAAGTCCATTTGCCAAAAATGAACTTTAGGATTAACATTTTCTTTATAACCCCCACTTAAATCATCCATCCCAATTACTTCAACTTCTGGGTGGTTTTCAATGATCCAGTCTGCTAATCTTGATCCAAGTAATCCTGCTACACCTGTTATTAATACTTTCATAATGTATCGTAATATGCGTTTTGTTTTTCTTGACGTTCAATATCTTTATGATGCTCTAAAGCGAATGCTTCTTCTAATGGTAAAATCGCATGAGTTTTATAACCATCAAGTACCTCGTGTACTTTATTTTTCCAACGTATTTCCGGTGTATTTCGGTAAATTCTCCACTGTAAGTCAGGCCAGTTAACTCGTCCATGATTATCTACAATCCAACCCCATTTTTGAGTATGTTCTGTAGTTAATCCTTTTACAGTATTGATACGAGGCACTCTCATAACATCTACATTATTTGCTTCTAAAAGAATAGGTAGATATTGCATTAGATAAACACTGGGAGTTTCATCGGCATCTATCTGGAAGATATAGTCTCCTAAACATGCTTCTGTAAGGGCGTTTTTCATATTAGCAAAATGCCCATCAAAATGATAATGGATAAATCTAAAAGGAGCAAAAGTGCCCTGTGATTGGGCTCTTAGATAATCTTCTACTCCTTTAGAACCATTATTAGAATCATAGAATACAACGATTTCGTCTTGCTTTTTTTTATTTTCAATTAAGAAAGGAAGTAATCGTTGTATTTCTACAAGTTCATTACAAACGGTAATAGCGTAACTAATTTTCATTTTTATTCAGGTAATACTCCAATGTAAGAAAGAGCATCCATAAACTCACGTTCTTCAAAATGTTGAAGTGTAGTCATATCCATTTTATAGTCGTACTCTTTACCTTTAGCTTTAAATTTAGTTTTTTCTTCTTCAGACATAAGAGTTGCTTTTACAGCTGCCCATCTCCAATTTTCACCATTGGAACCATCAGCAAATACCATCCCTTTATCGGGGAGGTTAATTGCTGAGGGCATCCAAATAAGTCCATTTTCATCTTCACCCATTAATTCTTTATACAACTCAGGAAGAACCTCCATTTGTTGAGTAAAAAATTCAGAATCACGAGTCATAATTGAGTTAGCTTGGAAACCACACCCATAACAAAAGTGTAATTTTACAATATCATTTACTTCTTGAACGTAGCAAGCATCAGAACCGCAACGATTACAGGTAGTTAAATTATCCATTTAAAACTGGTTTTTTAGGTAATTCGATTTTTTTAATTTGGGGAAGTTTAAGTTCTACTTTTTTAGGTAGATCTGGGATGTATTGGGTAAAAAGTATGTCTATTTTTTCTTTCATTTTATCCCAACTAAAATTGGTTTTTGAATAGTAAGCTTGACGTTTACCTCTGTCAGTGTATTTCTTGTAATTTTCAAATACATCTTTAAGATACATTCCTACTTCATTATGGTTAGGTTCAAACCATTGACTTTCTTTCATTAACCAATCATTAGCTGCTGATGGGTGAACATTCTTAAGGTTACCTCCTATAAGCAAACTAAAGTCTTTAGTTAAGAAATCAGTATGCCCTGACCATCCACTTGCAATAATGGGTTTTTTAGATAAACTAAATTCAAGTAATGGACGACCAAAACCTTCTCCTTTAGTTAAGCTAACCATAGATTTAACTTTAGGATGGTTATAAAGTTCGTTTATTTCATTATCGCTAAATTCACCATGTAAAAGATAAATATTAGGAATACTATTAGCTTTAATTGTTTTTCTGATTGCGTGGATTTTTTTAAGTATCTCATCTCGATCCATATAAGAAGAAACTGCGGAACTTGTTTTTAAAATTAATGCAGGAGCAGTTTTTTTATTCTTAAATACTTCTAAGAAAGCTTTAATTAGTAAACCTACATTTTTTCTATCTTCACCAAAATCACCTTGAATCCAATGTCCTACAAATAAGTAAGCAAACGATTCAGGAATAGAATCAAGTGATTGAATTAAAGGGCTATTTTTTCTTAACGTAGATATTTCTTGAGAAGACATCTCAAAGTATTTAGTTAAGTCAGCTCCTTCAAATAATACTTCAACGGGTTTTTCCAGTTTGATTTCTCCTAAAGGTTGTTGGTTTTTGTCTTGTTTTTGAAATGTTGACTTTTCAAATACTTGCTTAGCATGGTTAGAAGATACTAAAGTAAGATCCATTCTGTTTACACCCTCAATCCAAGTACCTTGACATAGATTAGATTCAATACCAGCAGTAACACCAATATTATATTTTCCAATTGATTGGAATTCATTTGGAATAGTAATTTGCATCCAAATGTCTGGTTTTTCTGTTAATTGCGGATGTGGGTATTTGTAGTTATGAAGAAAACTCCATTCAGGGTTATTATCACAAAACCCCCAAGCAGTACCTCCCCAACGTTGGGGTAGGAGTTTAACATCGTATTTATCCAGTTCTATAATGGCTTTAACTAAATCTCGAGCTCGGGCTCCATAACCGCTGTAAGTATCATAAGGACAGCTTATAAAAAACGTATTTCTACTCATATTAGTAAATTAATTTATGGTTTAAAGTAGGGAATTGGTGTGTTGAAGCATTAATAAACTCAAATTTTTCTCTGGGTTTCCAAGTTGAAAATAATTCTTCTAAACCATCCATAATTCTTTGAGCTTGGTGTTCTTGGGTAAATCCTGCTTCATCGCTTGTAGCCCAATCACGTCCTGCCATTCCTCTTTCTTGTCTTTCTTCTTTAGATAGGTTGTAAACTTCCATAAGTCTATCAGCTGCGTCTTCCCAACGGCAACGATCATCAAAAATATAAGGTGTTGGAGGAGAACCTACCATTGAAATACTTGTTGGGTAAACTGGGAATGCCCATTTACCATGCTTTTTATAAGTACCTCTATGGTTAGAAGGGAAATCAGCATCAAAGTCAATCCAAGTACCATCTTCAAATTCAAAACGCATTTGGTCTTGCATACCACCTGTTACGTTTGCAATGATAGGAGTACCTGTTAATAATGCTTCGGTAAGTGATAGACCCCAACCTTCATTTGAAGTAAGTAACATTTGAACATCTGCTATATTATAAAGATAATTCATCTCTTTTGGCCCATACTTGCCATCTGTAAAGACAACATTGTAACCTGGGAGGAGAGTATCTACTACTGCTACAAGATCAGTTCCATGTTCTGATACTAATTCAGTATGGAGAAGAAGAGCAGCTGAATTACGTTTTTCTTGGGGGAGATTATCTACAAATACTTTAAAGGCTAAAAGTGTATCGGGTACTTGTTTACGACGAATATTTCTTGAGTTAAAGAACGCTACGAATTCATAGTCTTTACCTTGAAGTACTTTAGATTTAAAGCTTTGAAATTCTTTATCTTGCTCTTTATTCTCGATAGGAAAATAATTTTTAGTATTTAATCCATGAGGAACATACTTAATAATTCTATCCTTAGCTTTTTCGTTTAGTACTAACTTATTAATGTTAACAGTTTGTTTTGAAATACCAAACAATACATCACATGATTCATAAAAAGTTTTATTATAGTGAGGTGCTGGTAAATCATCCCAAATGTTAAGATAGATAATAGGGATAGTTCTGCGAATTTCATTTTCAATAGAAAATAACCAAGTAAAATAACGTGGGTCAGTAATCAACATTATAGCGTCTGGTTTTTCTAAGTCTAAAATTTGACGTAAGAAAGCATGATCACCATAACCATTTGCTGGGTATAATATTACATTAGCATCTTCAATTCCGGCTTGAACACCTGTATCTTCGCTTAAATCAAAACGCTTACCAAAATCTGGGTGTTGGATTGCTCCTCCAATGTTAACCCAATTATAATGGTGAGATGTTCCTAATACTACTTCTTTTCCTACAGTGGCGATACCAGAATGCATTCTAATATCATCGCAAATCAAAAGGATTTTTTTCCTTTGATCCTTTGGTAAATAACCTTCTTTCATAAATTATTGAATTTCTAAATCGTTGTGACTATGAATTTGCTTTCTAAATGATTCATCTGTAAGGTACAAATGAATAGAACGATCAGCAAGTTTTTGGAACGAGAATTTGTGTCTAACACAAGATACTTTAAACTCGTCAAATAAGTCACTTTGGATTTTTACACTCGTAAGTGTCATGTCCTTTTTACTCATAACATTGTTTTTAATTAATATAACATATATAAATATATTGGGATTCTTTAAGATAACCCTCTATCACATAAATTCTTATCTTCTTTAAATGGGCAATAAGTGCAATTCCATTTTGAAGGTACTTTTAACATAGGCCCAGTATTATGTGAACCATCTTTAGTAAAAGCCATTTCAATAAACTCCTGAAAGCGCTTAGTTGCTTTGTTTAGTTTAATTTTTCCAGATGAAGGAACGTGAATTTGTACTCGTGGGTCTGGGAAATCAGGGTTACCGTGTAGTTTTCTTTTAACAATAAAATATTCAATGTTAATATTATCTACTGGGAATCCGAATTGTTCAGCAAAGAATTTCTTGTAGAGGATTAATTGCATGTTTTTAACCTCATCAGTCTTTTCTTTATCTTTCCAACCGCGAGTTGAAGTTTTAATATCTATAATTTTGATGGTGTTAGTATTCTCATCATATAAAACAACATCTAAAAATCCTTTATAGATAATATTTTTATATAGAGGGTTGGGGTTAAGTAGGATTGGTACTTCAATACCTACTAACCACCAACCTCGTTTGCTAAAATATTTGCCTTTATTTTTCTTAAACCAAGAAAGAATACCTAACCCATCTTCATAAAACTCTCTAAGTTGTTCTGAATCTGAAAAATGTGTTTTATTATTACGTTCGTAATCTGTTCTGTAGCCTTCTCTTAATTTTTCCTCAAACTGGAATTCTAAATCGATTTGATCAGCAGCTGTTTTACTTACGTTATAAAACGTAGTTAAGTAATCTTGTAGTACAGTGTGGATTGCTGTACCAAACGTCATATGAATTGATACTTCCGACGTATAATGCCCATCTCGATATTGGAGCGCCCACTTGTGTGGGCAGCTCTCAAACATCGAGAATTGACTAAATGAGATTTGCTTTTGAAAGCGATAGTCAACATCTGGGGGCGTGTGTTTTTGTACCTCTTTAATTATAGAGGGTATTTTTTTCTTAGCCAAAACTTATTTCCATTTACCTCTAATAACTAACATAGCAATAATACCATAGTTAGCAATGTCTACAAAACTATCTATCATTGTTTCTCCTTCAACGTAATTTTGACCATTACGTTTCAATAGATTTTTGAGGCGATTAATTTTATCATTACAACGAAGCCAAATACCTGTAATAGAAAGATTTCGGTCGTCTCGAGTAGATAAATCAGAACCTAAAGCAATATTTTGAAGCCCATAATCCATCATTTTGCGAGCAAACAGAGCGTATTGTTCTTTTTGTATTTCTTTAAAATTATCAGCTAATTCAGGATATAGTCTTTCAAAATCCTTAATTGCTCTTTCTTCCCCAGTGTGGGGATTTGGTTCATAACTTACTTTTTCTTCCATTTATATGGTTTTTACTAATTTATCTTGTTCTTTTTGATCGATTCCCATTTGCCACAAAATACTTCGAACACCTGGTTCTCGGATTATATCAATGTAGTGATCAGCTTCACCTAAACTACATTCATAATATTTTGCTACGTATTCTGCTACACTTTGTGGTCTTTGTTTTTTACTCGGTTTGATATACTTTAACCAAACCTTTTTCTTTGGGATCATTTCTCTATAAATGGTATAAATTTGTTTTTTGTTCTGTGGACTTATCTTTTGAACATAATTTACGAGTTCTACGTAATTTATATCCATCGATAAATATCTATGAACCATGTAAGAGTTGAATGAATCCCATGACTCT